ATCCATTCTAATTCAGTAACAGTACAGTTTAAGTGGGATAAATCTCACCCAAATATGGAAGATAATGAATTCTACCAGAAATTGGGTACCTATGATTCTAAGGGAGTTATGGTACGAAGAATCGTTACTGAAGTAGTAAGATACTTAGAAACTTCTTTGGTATCTCATGGAGCTGATGCTTTTGCTCAGAAGATTGGGGATGATGGTAAAATCATTAATCCCAATTTTGCCAAGAGAACTTGGGCTTCATACGAAGAATATAGGGATGATAAGTCTAAACAGTATTTCTTCTATGATATGAAAACTGATCTAGCTTTGTTCAGTGAAAATAACGATACTTCCCAATCTTATGATGATAACCAAGGAAATCAAAATCCTAATAATAAAGATATGAATGAACTACAAAAATTTTTAGAAAGAATCTTTGGTAAAGATTGCCTTACTCTTGCCGAAGGTACAGAGATGAACGAGGAAACTGCATTTGCAGCCATTCAGGAATTGGTTAATTCTCGTAACACTCTTCAGACTACTGTGGATAACTTAACTACAGAAAAAACTTCTCTTACAGAACAGGTTACTAATCTGAATGCAGAAGTTGCAAATCTGAAGGAAATGGCTCAGGTAGGTAAAAACCACATTGCATCTCTCCGTGAAAATGCTGTTGCAACCTATAAAAAACTTATGGGTGACAAAGCTGATGAAACTATCGTTACAATGTTGAATGCCGAAACTACCGGCATGGTAACTTTGATCTCTCTTACTAAAGATTACCAAGCTCGATTGGAAGAAAAATTCCCAATGACCTGTGCTAAATGCGGTTCTCATGATGTAAGCCGTGCTTCTTCTGCAGCTGAGCCAGAAGATAAATCTGATAACAAAGCTACTGCTCAGAATTCCGAAAAGAGTACTGAAGAGATTCTGAAAGGTATCTATTCAAACAAATTAAAATAATCTCTAAAATAAGAAGAATATGAATACACATCCTACTACTAAGCTGGTAAATCAGGATCAACCGATGACTCTGTTTGGTGAAAAAACTCCCAGAGCGGTGATCTATAAGAGCGAATCTCACAAGTTGCATCAGGCTTTCTGTGTAAAAGAAAACAAAGTTATTCATCAGGGTATGCCGGTAGCTTTGGATACCGATGGTAATATCGAACCTTATATCCCGGGTGGAGATGGCAGCCAGGTTTATCTGGGTATAGCTATAACTGACAACATTAACCCTGCTTATCAGGCTCAAAGAAATTTCCCCGTAGAAGTAACTGTAGCTGTAGAAGCTTTCATGGTTGTAAACTGGGTAGCTAAAGAGGCTATGGAATGTGGTTATGTAAAACCCACAGATACTCTGTTGATTGACCGTTTCATCACTGCTGAAACTTCAGCCGATGAAACAAAATTCATTAGCATCGTACCGGCTGATGAAGCTAATGATATTATTCAAGTATTGGTACGCTAATCATTAACTGAACATTAAAAGAACAATGAATACAGAATTTGCACAATTGAAAATGGAAGACCTTAGAAAGGAACTTCCAGAAATGGTAAGAAGTTTGGAAGCATACCGTCAGGGTTCCAACAACACATTGCCTATTGAAGTTACTCTGGAAGAACTGGTACAGGGTAAATATGGTGTATCACAGGATGCCTTCTTTGAAAAGTTGGGCATTAATCCGAAGATTGATACAATGCAGAACATCTTCACTATGCCGCAACAGAATATCCGTTGGATTGTACCGGAAATCATTCGTGCTGCTATTACAACTGGTATGCGTCAGGCACCTTTCTACCCGAACATCATTGCTTCAGACCAATCAATTAATGGTTTGCAGGTAACTATGCCGATGGTAAATATGTCGGATGCTGCTCCCGCTAAGGTAAATGAAGCAGAAACAATTCCTTTGGGAGATGTAAGCTTCGGACAGAAATCAGTTTCTCTGTTCAAAATCGGTAAAGGATTTAAACTTACTGACGAAGTTAAAAACTACGTTTCAATCGATGTATTGGGAATCTATCTCCGTGACTTTGGTATTCAGTTGGGTTATGCTATGGATACTTTGGCAATGGATGTTTTGATGAACGGTAACAAAGCTGATGGTTCTGAATCTGCTCCGGTTATTGGTGTATATGAAACAACCAACGGTATTACTTATAAAGACTTGTTGCATATCTGGGTTCGTGCTGCTCGTATGGGCCGTAACTTTACTACTATGATTGGTGGTGAAGACCAGGCTATCGAGATGTTGAACTTGCCTGAATTTAAAGAACGTCACTCAGGAACTACAGAAGCTACACTGAATATCAAGTCTCCGGTTCCCAACAAGGCTGACTTCTATATTCACCCGGGAACTCCCGATCAGCAGTTGTTGATGGTAGATACCAGTGCTGCCTTGATTAAGCTTACTGCTAAACAGTTGATGCTTGAATCAGAAAGAATCGTATCTAATCAGACTGAAGCTGTATATGCTTCTCTGACTACAGGTTTCTCTAAGATGTACCAGGATGCTGTTCTTCTGTTGGCAGCTAACAAGAAATTCTCTGAAGCTGGATTCCCGAGCTTCATGAACATTGACCCATACCTATTGGTTAACTTAGAATAATATCCGGGATTTCTTCATTGTATTTTTGTCTAATTTCTCCCCGAACAGTTTCAATCCATTCTGTTCGGGGTTTTATATTATAACCTAAAATAAAAAAATTATGGCTACTACTTATATTGTAACAGTTGGAACTAATGCCTACAGTTTTAACGACCAGGTAACAGGTATTTCAATTGCAAAAGGCGAAGAGAGAGAACTTACTGCCCGTCAGTACAGAACAAAACGTATTCAGAAAGCTTTAGTTTCTGGCCACTTGGTTTTAGTTCCGGATAAGAACAAAACTGCCAAGTATACTGCTGAGGATATCGAAAAGCTTGACAAGAAGCTAGCTGCTCAGTTTGCAAAGGGTATGGAAATCAGTAAGATTGCCAAAGCTTATTCACTTGAAGAAGCTAAGCTGATTGCTAAGAAACATGAAATCGAAGCTGATCCGAAAGATACCGTAAAAGATATCCTTGAAGTTTTACTTGAAGATTTCGAAGAAAACAAAGAATAAACAAATCCGAATATAAATGAAAAAGAATCTAGACTTCACATATGTAACATCAGGTCTGGAAGTTTCATTTAGAGTATTAACCAAAGTCCCGGCCAAATCCATTTTTGACTGGGACTTTGGCGATGATAAGGGAGAGGTTTTCAATGGTGGAAGACATCAATCTTACTCTTATGAGAAGTCTGGATTTTATGATGTAACCTTACATGTCACTAATTCTGAAGGATTAGATTTGACTTGTACTAGAACCGTAGTTGTATGTAATTATGGACATACTACTCTTCAAGATACCATTTATAATTTGATAGATAGGTATATTCCCAAAGAATTGCATGAGAGTATGACCATAGAAGATAAAACTGCATACATCACTAAATGGCAATTATATATCTTCCCACTAGTAAATCATACTATACCACCAGATAAATATAATGATGAATTATGGTATGAGGGACTAGAAAACCAATTAATTATGGAATTGGCAGTATGGGATTATCTCAATATACAAATACAAAATATACTGTTGGTTGCAGGAAATAGTTTTAGAGAAATTATCTCCACTGAATCTCATGGACCAGACCAAGATGGTGATTCACCTGGAGAACATGCTAGAGGAGATAGGATAAAACAAATTACTACGGGTCCTACTGAGGTACAGTATTATGATAAGATATCCGAAAGTATATCTAGCTTATGGAGTACTTATTCAAAGATGATTCAACCTGGAGGGTATATGGATGAACTAAGAAAGAATCTATGTATGCTGGCATCTAGGTTAGAGATATACTTACCATTCTGTGATCAAATCGAACTGTTAGTAGTACCAAAAGTAGTAAATCATCGAAAACCAACTCCTTTGGGAGGACCTAATCCAACAGCCCCTCTCAATAAAGCAAGTAAACCTTCGTTAACCATAATAGATAAGAAATCATGACAAAAGAACCTTGGAGAATGGTTAAGAACCATTCTTGGAATAGGTATAAAAAGATTATCACTGATTTCTTAGACTGGGATGCTGGAAGACAAACAATTACTTGGGCTAAACATGTTAATC